TCCTATGCGATGAATGAGAACGAGGCACGGCAGGAGGCGGATGTGTTCCTCTCGGTCATCAAGGGAAAGCAGTTTGAGATGCCTGTCTATTTCGACCTTGAGGAAAAGAAGCAGTTCGACCTCGGCAAGGAGAAAGTCTCCGCCATTATGAGAGCATTTCTTGAAAAAGTCGAATCTGCCGGCTATTTCACTGGGCTGTACGGCTCTGCTTCGTCTCTGACCACGCATACTGCCGATGATATCAAGAGCCGCTACACCATTTGGCTTGCCCACTGGGTCAATCAGACCAACTACAGCAGTGCCTATGCCATCTGGCAGTACAGCAGCAAAGGCAAGGTTGCTGGCATCAACGGCAATGTGGATCTGGATATCGGCTACAAGGATTTCCCAACGGTCATCAAGGCAAAGGGGCTGAATGGATACGGCAAGGAGGAAGTCCTGCCGAATCCGCTTGCGCCTGCTACGGAGGACGGCATCACCGTTGAGGTCACGGTTGACGGCAAGAAGTACTGCGGAAAACTGAATAAGGCATAACATCAGCGCCCGTCGGGATTTTTTCTCGGCGGGCGCATTTTTTTCGTCCAAACGCACCTCGATTCTGTAGTGGGATATGAAGGGGTTGACTTTCCCGGCTATCAATAGGAGGTGCTATTATGGATCAGCAGAAAATCATTGATGAGATCAACTACTACAAGGCGCAGGCAATCACGGAACTGCTCTATGCCAGTGGTATGATTACATTTGACGAGTATGACAAATTAACGGACTTGAACCGCCGATCTTTCTCTCCCTTGTATGCGGACTTATTACCGAAAACGCTTGAAAAACCAGCCACTCAGAGTTAATATTGTATACTGACAAAGGAGGGAAAACCAATGAAAATCAAGAAAATTGAAGCACAGCCGCAAGAGGTAAAAAAGCTCCGCGTAGCAGCCTACTGCCGTGTTTCAACTGACAATGACGATCAGAAGGAAAGCCTTGAAGCACAGAAAGCACATTATGAAACGTGGATCAAGAGGCATTCCAACTGGGATTTTGCCGGGATATTTTATGATTTTGGCATTACCGGAACAAAAGCAGATGTTCGTGACGGATTGCAGGCGCTGATGTATGAATGCCGTATCGGACGCATCGACTATGTGCTGACGAAGTCGGTGAGCCGATTCTCCCGCAATACAACGGACTGCCTGTCGCTGGTGCGAGAGCTGCTTTCTTACAACATCCCGGTTTACTTCGAGAAAGAGAATCTGGATACTGGGAGCATGGAGAGCGAACTGATCTTATCCATTATCAGCGGAATGGCGCAGGATGAATCGGAGTCCATTTCCAAGAACGTAAAATGGACGGTGCAGAAGCGCATCGAAGCCGGAAAGTATAAATTCGGTTATCCGCCATATGGGTACGGACGCGATGAAAACGGCATGATGGTGATAAACCCGGAGGAAGCAAAACACGTTCGTCAGATCTTTGATTGGGCACTCAGCGGTATCGGCACATTTAAGATCGCACATATGCTCGAAGAACAAGGTGTTCCGACACGAAGGGGCAGCGCTTGGGCAGCATCAACAGTTAAGGGTATTCTCACGAACGAGAAATACTATGGTGCAGCAATGTTTCAGAAGACCTACACCGACAGCAGCTTTCAGCGACATCGCAATCACGGTGAAGCCGACAGCTACTTTGTTTCCGGGCATCATGAAGCTATTGTCAACGAGGAAGAGTTCCATAAAGTGCAGGAGATCATAGAAATGCACATTAAAGAAAAGTGTATCGTGCGAGGTACCGGAAAGTACAACAACCGGTATCTGTTCTCTGGCATCATTACCTGCGGAGAATGCGGCGATACTTTTAAGCGGCAGACGATTTCCAGCGGCATAAGCTGGTGCTGCAAGACGCATCTGAAAAACAAAGCGAAATGCTCCATGATGTTTATCCATGAGGAAGCATTCAAGGCGGCGTTTGTTACGATGCTCAATAAGCTGGTCTTTGGCGGCAAGCAGGTGCTTTACCCTTATTATGAGATGCTCCGGATTACCAATTCTGACGAGAATATTCAGCGGATTCAGGAAATGAAGCAAGAGCTGCAGCGTTATGCAGAACGGAAAGATACAATCCGTCAGCTTCGCGCAAAGGGTATCATCGACAGTGTGGTCTATAATCAGGAGATCGGTAGCATAGATAAACAGTGTGAGGAATTAAGGTCAAAGATAACCGCGCTGCAGCAATCCGATGCAAGTGCGGTGCTCAGCGAGACGGAAGCACTTCTGCGGTTTAGCGATTCTGCCGGGATGCAGACCGAGTTCAGTGAACAGCTTTTTGCATCCTTTGTTGAGCGTATCATCGTGTACACAAGGAAAAGCGTCGGATTCAAGCTGAAATGCGGACTGACTTTGAAGGAGGAATTATGTACGGATACAAAATAGAAAACGGGACAATCGTTGTTGTAGAAGATGAGGCGGCTATCATCCGCAGCATTTTCAAGAATTATCTGTCTGGTATGAGTATGCAAAAGGCAGCAGATGCAACTGGTGTCGATTTTCCGCATAGCACCGTGAAAAAGATCATCCGGCAAAAACGGTATATCGGGAACGGATTCTATCCTGCGATTATCGAAAAGGATGTATTCGCAAGAGCCAACGGTGAACTGCTCCGCAGAGCTTCTAAGCATTGCAGGGGAAAGCGCCTGAAAGAGCCGCCGATTTTCACCGAGTTCAAAATGTTTGTGCCGAAGCAGCAGTTCAGTGATCCGGTTCAGCAAGCAGAATACATCTATAGTCTGATCGAGGTGAAAAGATGAATGTCATAAAAATACCTGCAAAGCCGCAGAAAGGCAATGCGGCAGCAAAGGAGGAAGTGAAGCGCCTGCGGGTGGCAGCATACTGCCGTGTCTCAACGGACAACGAGGAACAGGCTTCCAGCTACGAGGCGCAGATCCAGCATTATGAGGAATACATCAAGACGAATCTGGAGTGGGAGTTCGTCGGGGTGTATGCGGATGAGGGTATCAGCGCAACCTCGACCAAGAACAGAGAACAGTTTAACGCCATGATCGAGGACTGCAAAAGAGGGCTGATCGATATGATTCTGACCAAGTCAATCAGCCGATTTGCCCGAAACACTGTGGATTGCCTGAATTATATCCGTATGCTGAAAGGCATGAATATCCCTGTTTTCTTCGAGAAGGAATCAATCAACACAATGGACGCTAAGGGCGAGGTGCTGCTTACCATAATGGCGTCGCTGGCACAGCAGGAATCGGAGTCGCTCAGCAAGAATACGAAAATGGGAATCCAGTACCGCTTCCAGCAGGGGAAAGTTATGGTGAATGCACGAAACTTCCTCGGCTATGACAAGGACGAGTCGGGGCATCTGATCATCAATCCGGCAGAGGCTGAGATCGTCAAGCGTATCTTCCGGGAGTATCTTGAGGGGGCAAGCTGCATGAAGATCGCCAGAGGGCTGGAGCGTGACGGTATCCGCACCGCAAGGGGCAATCCGCGCTGGCACGACAGCACTGTCCGCAAGATACTGGAGAACGAGAAGTACATGGGTGATGCGCTCCTGCAAAAGACCTACACCATAGACTTCCTGAACAAGAAGCGTGGCAAGAACAACGGCACTCTGCCGCAGTACTACATTGAGGACGACCATGAAGCAATCATCCCCAAGGAATTATTCATGCGGGTGCAGGAGGAAATGGCGAGGCGGAGCACCGAGAACAGCAGGAAACGCCGGTTCAGCTCCAATCACGCTTTTTCGCAGATCGTTTTTTGCTCTGAGTGTGAGGAAATCTACAAGCGGCTGCACTGGAATAATCGCGGAAGTAAGTACATCGTCTGGCGCTGTTCGAGCCACCTGCACGAGAAAAAGACCTGCAATTCACGGACAGTCAGGGAGGACGTTTTGCAGGATGCCTTTCTGGAAGCGGTCAATCAGATCGTCGGAAACAGCCGAGAATACCTGAAAATACTGCAGCAGAACCTTGAGCTTGCGATCAAGCAGGTGAATCCGGCATCTGTTGAGTACCTTGACGCACGAATGGAAGACCTTCAGCGTGAGCTGATCGACCGAACAGAACATCACGAGAACTACGACGATCTGGCAGAAGAAATCCTGCGCCTGCGGCAGCTTCGGGAGCAGACGGTGATGGACGATGTATCGAAGGCAGAATACCAGAGCCGTATCAAGGAACTGCAGGCGTTCATCCAGTCCCAGCCGAAACGCCTGACGTTTGACGATACACTGGTAAAGCATCTGCTGGCAAAAATCACGATATTTCCGGAGCATCTGCTGTTTGAGTTCAAGTCCGGCGTAAATATCACGATCGAAAAGTGAATAGATAGAGCGAACCCCGCGTCACTGGTGATTCAGTGGAGCGGGGCTGTTTTTTATTCTTCCTCGACTATAACAGTCATACCGGTTTCTTTTTGGTTTAAAGCGTATTTTCTGTCTGCATATTCACACACTCAACGATATTACAACTCGCAACGAAAATCTGCGACTTCGTTTTTCTCGATATTACGTTGTTTTGAAACCTGTCCGCATTTTCACACACTGAAAAAGGGGCAATCGCAGAATTACACACCAACCAACCGAGTGCGTAAAAATGCGGAAATTTCGTGTATCTCATAGCAATTTTTCAATTTGTCTGATATGTTCTCATTTACACGAAAACTGGGCTGTTTTGAGTGCTTTTTGAATAGCACATATTCCGTAAAACCGCGTAAAATCGGCGTTTTATCAATTGTTCCTTGTCAGCAGAACTACGCACTCAACGGTATTACCTTTTTCCCACAAGAGCCGCCTTACCTCTTGACCATCCCGATATATTGGGAAATTAAACTCTATTGACTTCAAAGGCTGCTCTGACTCCCCATTTGGATATATCTGAATTTCTTTTATGAGATAAGTAATAAGGCTTTTCTTTTCCTCGTCACTTATTATATCATAGAGCTTTCCGAAATTCAGCATAAGCTTGTAAATATTGTCCAGAGTGATTGTTTCCATTTCGATAGAACTTTTTCTCAGCTTTGCATCTTCAATCCGTTCTTCCAACTCTACAATCGTATCATACAAGGCATCAAGTCTTAAAGTCATGTCGTGGATTTTCCTTTCTCTGAAACGAGCATCAATAGGCAGATTATCAATCTCTCGTTCCAGACGGGCTTTATTCAAATCTACTTCTTTCAGCTTACTCTCGTAATTGGCAAGTTCCTTATCAATAGCTGTTGTATCGGTCTGTACGCCAATACGCTTTTCAATCTCTTTTGCAAAATACTTATCGCTTACCAATTCCTTAACAGCTTCAATTACAAGTGGCTCAATATCTGTTTTTCTTAGCGATGCTTTATAATCACAATGATGTCCTCGCTCCTGCTTATTTCTACCACAAATATAATAGTAAACCTCTTTGTATGTGCCGTCTTTATTTGTCCAAGCGTGTTTGTTCGTATACATTGAACTTCCACAAAGGGGACACTTTAATATCCCCGTCAAAAGGTGTGA